GTTCGCGTGGGTGCTGAAAAATCCGGTTATGTTTGACCGGCCCATACCGGCGCGGGGCTTTCAAGGCTGGTGGAATTGGGAAGAAAGGAGCGAAGATGAACGGTGAAATTATAGAAGCCGCCCTTAACGGGGCGAAAGTAACCGTTGAATCGGATTGTTGGCCTTTGCGCCGCAAAGCGGGCGGAATCGTTATCCACATGATGAAGCAGACGTGGAACGGCGTTGTTTCCATGAGCCGGACAATCAATGCCGATGAACTGCCAGACGGTGAAACACTGGAAGAAGCGGTAAACCGGACAGCCCGCGAAATGGCGGAGGAAATCGGGAATTAACCTGCAAAGCGGATAAAAAATCTAAAACGGGAGGTTTGAACAGTGGTTACTATTTCCATTATCAACTTGAAAGGCGGGGTTGCAAAGACCCTTTCGGCGGTCAATATGGCGCACATATTGGCAACGGTACATAGCAAGCGGGTTTTGCTTGTGGACAATGACAAGCAGGGGAACGCCTCTAAAATGTTCGGCCTGCATAGCTATGAGGAAATGAGCGTTGCGGAGGTATTGACCGAAAAGGCCCCGGACATGGAGGGAATCATAGCGCCGACGCGGTATGAAAATCTTGACCTTATTCCCGCAAATATGAATCTGCTTCGGGCAAATCTTGCCGTCATGGTAGATAATACCCGCCAGCGGGAAACGCGGTTTAGAAAGGCTTTTAGGGCCGTTTCCGGGAGTTATGATTTTTGTATCATTGACAACGCGCCGGATATTAACATCAGCACAATAAACGCCCTTGTCGCGTCCGATGATGTAATTATCCCTATCAAGATTGATAAATTCGCTTTTGACGGGTTGGCGGAGCTGAAGGAGCAGATAGAGAACACGCAAGAGGACCTAAACCCGGCGTTGCGGTTGCGGGGTTGCCTTGTGACCTCTTATCAGCGGAACGACGTAAACGCGCAGGGGGAAGAATGGTTGCGGACACAGCGGGATTTTCCCGTATTTGCAACCCATATCCGCCGCACGGAAAAGGTTGACGAAAGCACATTTGCCGCAGCGCCCATTATTGAGTATTCGCGGCGGTGCGGTGCGGCGGCGGACTATCTGCAATTTGTCCGGGAATACCTGCAAATGTTGTCCGATTCGGACACAACCGGAAAGGGGGCCGCACAACATGGGAAAGTTTAACCTTGTGGACCTGTTAAACGGGGCCGGGGAACAGGCGGAACAGCAAGAGGCGGCGCGGGCGGAGGCCCGTCCCCAAAAGCCGCCCTATAAAATCGTTGCTTTAAGCGTGTTTGACCTTGTACCGTCCGAAGGCAATTTCTATTCCATTGATGAAATCGAAAAGCTGAAACGGGATATTGAGTTAGCGGGCGGCGTAAAGCAGAATTTAACAGTTACCCCGCTTGACGGTGGAAAATACAAGATTTTAGCGGGACACCGCCGCCGCCGCGCCTGTTTGGAGCTTGTGGAGGAAGGCAAACGGGAATATGAGCTTATCCCATGTGGGATTGAGCCGCGGCAGCAGGACAACGAAATGCAGGAAATCCGGGAAGAACTGCTTATTATCACAACCAATTCACAGCGGGAAAAAACGGATTGGGACAGGGTGCAGGAAACAAAGCATTTGCACGATGTGTTGCGGCGGTACAAGGCCCGCGGCGGGAAATTGCCGGGGCGGTTGCGTGAGATTATCGCGGACACGCTGAACACGTCCGAAACGCAGGTAGGCCGGATGGGGGCCATTGCTAAAAACCTGATACCGGAATTTCAAGAGGAAATGCGGGAAAAGCGGTTAGGAATTTCGGCGGCTTATGAGCTTTCAGGGATGCCGGAAGAACAGCAAAGGGCGGCTTTGGAGGAATACCGGGAAAAGGGCAGTTTTTCGGTAAACGATGCAAAGCAGCGGAAAGAAACAGACGCGCCGCCGCGCCGAAAGGTGCGCACGCTGGATGAAGCATTGAAAGAGCGCCAGCAGGAAAGCGGCGATTCAGACGGCGGAGCGGGACGGCAGACCCCGCCGCCCGCAATCTCCCCACAGCAGGAGCAGCCACCGGCCCCCATTTCCCCGCCGCGCCCGCTCGATGGACCGCCCGCCACAGGGGGCGAGGAACAGCCCGCCGCCCCCGCTCCACAGGACCGGCCCGCGCCGGAATCGTCCGGGCGGCAGGATGGGGAGGAAAGCGAAATTGCCAGCACTATAAACCGGCTGAATGATTTGTGCGCCTATTGCATGGACAAGGGGGAACGGTGCGACGGTTCCAGAGATTGGACACTTGATGTAAAGGCGCTACTTTCGGCAATCGAACGGTTAGGGGGCGAAACAGAATGAACGGGTATGCGCAGGGATTCAATATTTCCGATGAGGAAATAGCGGTTTTTGTCAGAGTGGCAAGGAAAGCAGCGGACATAATGAACATATCAATTTCGGAGCTTTTCGGGAAGTTGGAGAGTTACGCCCGCGCAATGGAGGCAATAGGGGCATTTTTTGACAGCATATTCAATGCCATTCGGGAAACGACGGACGATTTGGCGGACATTATACAGGAAATAGCGGTTTTGGAGTTGCCCCCTCCGCTGTCAAAGATGGAAAGGCTATGGAGAGCGCAGCGCCGCCGCGCAGAGCGGGAACGAATGCGGGTATTTCTGAAATACCTTGAATTTCTCTTTGTTATCAGGAGATACAAACCACCTTAGAAACGGGAGCGGGAACAATGACATTAAATCAGCTTGAACAATACAGGGATTTGTCAAAAGAAGTGAAAATGCTGGAACGGCGTATAGCGGACCTTGAAAGCCGCCCGGAAACCTTTGTTTCAGATTCGGTGATAGGTTCCACCCAATGTATCCCCTATCAGCCGCACACAATCACGATACAGGGATACGGCAATCAGCATCAGGATAAAATCAACGCCTTACGGGTGAAGTACATAGCGCGGCGGCAGCAGCTCTATAAACAGATGGAGGAAATAGAAACCTTTGTTGACGGGCTGAAGGATAGCCGATTGCGGCAGATTATAGAATATCGGTACGTTAAAGGAATGCCGTGGAATGCTGTTGCGAAGAACGTATACGGTTATCCGAGCGGGGATGCGGCCCGCAAAGCGGTAACAAGATTTTTTGAAAAATTTTGATTCTGTCCGTTTTGTCCGTTTTTGATGTGGTATATTTGTATTGTGAAAGTGGGCCGGAAAAAATCCGGTCCGCTTTTTTGCGCCTTCCGCGCCGAAAGCAGGGGGCAAAACAGAAAATCAAACGAAGGAGGCGGCAGTTTTGGGCAGACCGCGGGACCCGCGCAGGGACGCGGCAAAAGACCTTTTTCTTGCAAGGGGCGGGAACATTACCACAAAAGAGCTTTCAGAAAAAGCGGGCGTGCCGGACAGCACGATACGCAAATGGAAAAGTCTTGACGGATGGCAAACAGCCCTTGACAAGAAGAAATCAAAGCGGCGGCGGGGCGGACAGCCCGGAAATAAAAATGCCGTTGGAGCGGGTGCGCCGATTGGCAACCGAAACGCTGAAACGCACGGGGCATATAGCACGGTCCACCTTCAAGATTTGAGCGAAGAGGACCGGCAATATATAGAATCTATCGGCCTTGACAGCGCGGAAAACATGACGCGGGAATTACAGCTATTGACCGCAAAAGAAAGGGACCTTAGACGGCGTATAAAGGCGCTGGAAGATGAAACAGCGGATACCCTGCATACAGACAAGGTTATAGAAATGCTTACCCCACAGGGCAAGCAGGACGGCCCACAGGACAGCCAGGGGGACAGCGGCGCGGGGGAATCCCTTAAAACGGCAATGCGCACGGTGATAAAATCAAGCCCCTTTGACCGGGCTATGAAACTGGAAGC